CCGCGGTGATCACCGGCGGCAGACGGCGCGGAAGCTGCGCCGGGGGATCCACTGGCTGCCACTGCGCCAGCAGGCCGGCCAGCGCCGCGAGGCCGCCCCAGGGCTGCGCGGCGGCCACCACGGCCGCGGCAGGCACCCCATAGCGGAGAAGCTGCGGCGCCGGGTCAGGCGGCTGCCACAGGCCCGGTTCGGCGAGCTGCGAGAGCCCGAGGCCAGGCGGATTGTCCACCCGGACCGCGGTGATCACCGGCGGCAGACGGCGCGGAAGCTGCGCCGGGGGATCCACTGGCTGCCACTGCGCCAGCAGGCCGGCCAGCGCCGCGAGGCCGCCCCAGGGCTGCGCGGCGGCCACCACGGCCGCCTCGGAGGGGACGTTGCCGAGGGCGTTGGCGAACGGTTGCGCGCCGCCAACAAAGACCGACGGCGTGGGAAAGAAAATCGACATGGCGGCCGCCGGCCCTCTGTCCCGCCGTCAGGCGTTAGACTTCGCGGAAGGTCCCGGTCCAGTTCCAGCCGGTCAGCGTCGTCGGCGCGGTCGGGAACCAAAGGCCGATGCCGGAGGTGTAGCCGGCCGGCACAATCAAAGTTTCCGCCGGCGTCGGCACGAAGAGATAGCCGTTCAGCACGTTGAACGTGTCGTCGATGTCGGCGCGCGGCGTCTTGCTGCCCGCCCCTTCCGCAGAGGCATTGATGCCACAGGTGCCCGCCGCGCCCGCGGTGCCGCCGGCGATCACTGACGCGTTCGGATCGGAGAGCTTGAGCGGGCGTGGTGTGGCGCTGACCAGGGTCGGGAATACGCTCGCCTGGCTAACAAGCTGGATGCGCTGCTGCGCCGAAGTGGCGTTGGCCGCCTGGCCGACCGAGAACCGCAGGAACTCGATGTTCGGGTTTGGCGCGCCGGCGGGATTGAGGAACAGCAGTGTGGTGGCACCGGCCACGCTCAGGCCGGTCGTGGTGGTCGCGGACTGGCTGGAGATCGAGAATTCACGCATGCGCGGTTTCCTTTGCGGTTAGATGAAGCCTCGGCGGGCGCGGCCCCAGGTGCGCCATCCGTCTATTCCGTAGATGCGAACGACGCCGCGGCGATATTCGATCCTGCTCGCCATCTCGCCGGTATCGACGTCGTTGCGCAGCACGTTGAATTCGAACACCTGGCCGTGCTGGATGTACTGAATCCCAAGGGTCCAGGCGGCGCCGTCGCTGTCGGTGATCAGCAAAGCGGGAGGCACGGTGACATAGGCTTCGGTGGGGTTCTCGCGGCGGTAGGTAACCCCGCCGAGCCTGCCGATCAGCAGATGGGCATCGTCGGACATTTTGTTCTCACTGCGCTTGCACCGGCGCCAATTGGTATACGGGCTGGTAAGGCACGAAGGTGGCGGCCGGCGTGTAGGTGTAGGTGACGGCGACCTCGCCGCAGCCACCGGGAACTGACGTGCTGTTGACGCTGCCGCCGGCACCGCCGCCAGGGACGCCCGCCGCACCGCCGGTGCCGACTGTCGCGCCGCCGCCGCCGCCGCCGCCACGGATCGTGTCGGTGCCGCCGGTCCCGCTCCCTGCCGTGCCGCCGGCGCCGCCCACGCCGTTATCGCCCTGGCCGCCGGTGCCGCCAGTACTGGCTTGCCCGGTCTGACCCGTGCCGCCCGTTCCGTCCGGGCCGCCAGCGCCGCCGCCGCCGCCGCCGTGGCCGCTGCCGAGGTTGCCACCGCCCCCACCGGCTGATTTGACGGTGCCGGTGCTCGCCGCCGTGGTGCCGCCGGCGCGCCCGTTCGCAGCGCCCGCGCCGCCGGCGGCGACGATCGTCGTGACGCGCCAGGTCGAGGCGGTGCCGTTGGTGCTGATGGTCGTCCCGCCAACACCGGGCGAGCACGGAATTGAGCCGTTGGTGATGTCGGTCGAGGTAACAGTGTCGGTCGAGGACGCATAAGCGCCGGCGCCGGATCCGCCGCCGCCGCTGACACCGCCACCGCCGCCGGCACCCCAGCACGCCACCGTGATGCTGGGGCTGATCGTGGCGAGCGTCGCGCCGCCCTGCTGCGGCGACCAGGCGGTCGCGGTCGCGGAGAAACCGGGCGTGACGCCGGAGACGTCGGTGTAGACTGTCACGTCACCCTCAGTCGCACGATCCGATGCACGCGGCGGGTCGAGACCGTGGTCAGTGTGACGTCGACCAGCGCGTCGCAATCAGGCGTGCTGCTGATCAGCCAGAACGTCACCAGGCCGGCGGTCACGAGCTGCGACTGGAGCACCACATTGGTCACGTTATTGACGGTCGCCGACAACGTGTCGGCGATGTTGGCGAGCAGCGCGGTCGCGTCGAGCGTGTAGTCCAGCGTTGCTCCGGCCGGCATGTCGGGCCAGCGCAGCGGCAGCCAGGCCGGAGGCTCCCCCCGCGACGGGGGGGCGACCGAGCCCCACAGCGCGATCGTCCGCGGCCCGGTGGGCGAGCACGCGAAGGGGAGGGAATCGGACATTAGTTCGCCTGGTCAGAGAGGCGGCGGATTCACTGGCAGTTGTAGTAGAACGATGTTGACGCCAGCGCCGTGCCGCTCACGGTGAACCCGGTTGCCGCCAGCGCCGAGACATAGGCCGCGACACCAGAGCCAGCGGACGCAGAGGTTGCCGGGCTGATCGTGCAGGTTTTGAGCGTCGTCGGCCATTGTGGCGTGAAGCCGACCGCGCAGGCAGTCGTGGTCGCGGATGCGATGGTGATCTTGCCAGCCCGCGCCACGCCGGAAATCGTGCCGTTAGCGCCGGCTCCGCACGCGCCGCTCGCGATACTGACGGCAGATGTTCCGGGGGAGCTGAACTGTGGCGGCGTAAAGTTCCAATCCGCGTTTTCAAATACACGCTTGTAGATGCCCAGGGTCCCGATCGAAGCGGGGTGGTTATAGCACGCGCCTCCATAGAAGCCGGAATAATTCGGACAGGGACCGCCTTCCTCGGAGGTCGTGAACTGCGCCGCAAGCCGGGAGGATTGTGTCACCTGCTCCCACGCGTTCACTTCGCTGGCCGGCCCGGTGTGAATGTTCATCACCGTATGCGCGATGTTGTCCTCGGTGAACAGGGACGGATAATATTGGTCCTCGATGAACCCCGAGTATTTGCCCGTCCATTGACACCGATACGTGCCCTCTTCAAATTGGCTGTTGACGTTTTCGCTGAAGCCGGCCGAGCCGTCGGCGCTCGCGTAGATGTAGAAAGTGAGCGTTGTGTTTCCGCCAGCGACGACATGCGGCCCGCATCCGGCGGCGCCCAACCCGCCGCCTGTCGTCACCGGATCACCTGGTTGGAGGCGATAGAACATGACCGTGGTGGGCTGACTGCTGAATGGGGTCGTAGCCGTAGCTGTGAAGGTGACCGTTGTGCCGTCGCTGGATACGCCTCCGGCTGCGATCGTGCCGGCCCAGCAGGTCGATCCTCCTCCCATGAAGGCCGGACACGCTGCGGCCCCGGCGCCCGCGACGTAAGCCTGGCCACGCTTGAAACCCATGTTGATGATGGCCGTCGAACAGGTCAGCGTTGCGACGCCGCCATTCGCCAGTGCGCAAGTGTTCGTTTGCACCGTCCGGTAGAGATACCGGTTGATGTTATAGTTGCCCGACCCGGTATTGTAATCGACGCATATCGCGCCTCCCGAGAACGGGACGTGCGCGCCGGTCTGAGTGCCGGCCAGCCAAGGGGTTGTCGCAGCGCCGTTGCCTTCGCCCAGGCAAAAGCCGTTGGCTATATTTGAAAAGAAGGTCGCCGCCGAAAGCGACCCGGATTGCGAGATAGTGATGCCGGCCGCAAACCCCATGACCGGCTCCGTCCCGTACCAAGGAAACCCCTGGTTGGAACCAGTAAAATTCCCGGGCGCTGGCGGTAGAATCTCCATCGCGTAGCGGCTCGGCACGTCGAAGGGGTCCCAGGCCTCCGCGAGGCGGTGTTCCCAGGCATCTGCGTCCAGGTAGCTGATCGTCGCGCTCGTCTGCATGACCTGGTTGAACCAACCACTGTCGAGCATGCTCCGCTGCGCGCCAGCGACCAGCAGGGCGCCACGCCAGACTGCCAGCGTCGTCGCGCCCTGCGGGATCGACCCGCCCAGCACAATCCTGATATCCGGATATTTGCTATTTTGCGTATACCACGCCGCGGATTGCGTGAAGTTTATCCAGTTCTCGAACGATCCCTCCGAGAAGCTGTAGGCGTCGTTGCCGCCGAGACGCGACACGATCAGATCGATCTTGTTCGCGTCGTTCTCCGGATAGGTAATCCACTGCGCGGCCGTGTTGGTCTGATAGAAGTCCGGGAAGTTCGCCGGTGACCCGCTCGGCAGCCCGGAGCCGTTGCCGTAGCTCGGGCCGTTAGGATCGAGCGCCGCGGTCTGCTGACCGCCGATGGTAAAGTTGTCGATGACCACCGTTACGGCGCGGTTTTGTCGAGACACGATACTGCGGAACAGGCCATCTATATTGGAGGCATCGGTGATCGCGTTGATGCCCGGTTGCATCCAGCTATCGCCGACAATGGCGACGTTGACCGTACCGGCCGCCGCAGCGCTCTGTGATTGGCGAAGGTCCTGCGCTGCGAAGGCCATTCGTTCATCATAGGGCTGCGGGCCATTCGCGCAGTCAAACGTATGCCGCCGCCAGTCAGCGCTGATCGGCCAGATGATATTTCCCTCTCCGCACTCCTGCGTGGCCGCAAAAGCATCGACCGCGTCGGCACCGGTTCCGACGCTCGCCATGAAGGTATTGATGCCGGGAGGCCAGTAGCATCCGCGGTAGCCGCCAAATTTGGAGACCGCCGCCGCGCACGCCGCCAGGGTGTTTGCCGTGTCGTCCGTTCCGACGCGCAGCCACGCACCATAGGGATTGGTCGGCGTGTTCGCCGCGGCGTTAGCGGTGAGAGACGCGGACAGATAGTCGGTGACGCTGGCCACGCTCGTAAGGAGGTCCACCGGGGCCGGACCCGTCGAGGCCGTTCCTGTTCCCGGCACGTCGATCGCCATGCCTGGCGCCATCGTCAGGCTGCCGCGATAAGTAGAACTGAATAGCGAGCTGCCCCAGTAGATGGAGGCGTAGTTAGCCGCCGTGATCGCGCAGGCAGCAGGGCGATCGAGCGTTGCGGTATCGCCCCCCGCGTCGCTGGACAGAATTTGTGCGTACTGGTCGGCGCATCCGCCGGTGGGATCATGGATCGCCACGACGGTGCGAAACGGCGTGCGGCTGTTCTGCGATATGCCCTCCGTCAGGTCGCGGAGGCTATAGAAAGTCCCCGCTGGGCATACCAGCGCCGCGGTCCCTTGGGAAATGCCGCACTGGTCGTAGCGCCATTGATTCCAGGTAGCCGAAATGGCTGTTGTCGCGGAGGTCCCATTATTGCCCGCAGGAAACAGGACAAGGTACTGCAGGTTCCCAGCGACGGCAGTGGTTGGGTTGGGAGATATTGTGATCGTGCAACCGCTGGTGGGGCTGTTCACCTGCGCATTCAGTGTCGCGGCATATCTGACAATGTCGGCGCTGGCGACCGTCACGTTATTGTTGAGCGTGAGGCTCGTCGCCGTGGTGGCCGTCACATAGGTCCCGGCCGGAACGTTGCCGGGCGTCGTGGTGTCCGTAACCGGCGAATAAATCGGCACGTTCGTGCCGCCGCTTGCCACAGTGACGGTATTCGTGCCGCTGGAGTTGGCACTTGCAGAGACGGTCGAGGTCGCGCCGGCTCCGAAGAGGAGTATGCGATAGACCGTGCCGCTTGTGGTGCTGATCCAGTCGCTCCGCGCTATGCAGGGAGAGATCGTCACGGTGCCATTGGAGGTGGAGTCCGTCACGGACACCAGCATTTGCGCCGTGTGGTTCAGATAAAGGCCGGGCGCCCCCGACTTCATCGAATAGGTCGACGGCGCGATCTGGCCGTCGCCTTTGGCCGCGGCCGAACCGAGGCAGGGATCGTTGACCGCGAGATAGGCCGGGGCGGCCTGCGCCAGGTTGCGAGCATTGCACCCCGTCGCCGGCGACGTGCTCGCGTTTTGCCCCCAGGCCGACCCTGCCGCGACCAGCGCCAGCAGCAGTGCGAAAACACGCATCATTGGATCTGCCCCACGAAGAAGCCGGTCGGGCCGGTCGTTTTGGTAAAGCAGCCGGTGGATGACAGCACCGCCGTGATGCCGGTCGAGAAGTAGGCGGGATACACGAACCCGAACGATCCGAAGCCGCCGCCGTTGAGCGGCCAGCAATAGGCCGGCGTTACGGCCCCGTCGGCCGGCGCCGACGCTAAATTGAAGATCATCAGGAAACCGCCGGCGGAGGCATTGGACAGCGTGATGCTGTAGAGATTTCCAGCGCTCGCCTTGAGCACCAGGTTCGATCCGACGGAGGGGGAAGGCGTCGGCGCGATTCCCGCCGAACTGGCGCTCGAGGGCGCTGGGGCGGTCGGCAGCGGATTGCTCGCGCTGACCGCGGCGCCGGCGACCTCCGGCACATTGTGGGTCGCAAGCGAATTGTCGCCATTCTTGTCAGCGCGAAGGCTCTGCGCAGCGCCGCCGCCATCGCGGACGGACATCGTCGTGGTCGTGGTCTGCGCGGCGGCGCCGCCGGCGAATGCCAGCAACGCCGCGAGCAAGAGCAGAAGCCGCATCGCGACTGTCCTCCGAGATAGACGAGATCGGTGAAGCAAGGGGCAGAGCAGCGGGACGAAGCTGCTCCGTCATACCCTCACGAGAACTCTTCGATCATGACGAAGCCGGCCGAACCCACCCAGCCCGTCGAGGCGCCGCTGCTCGAGATGTTGATCAGGCCGCCGCCGCCAGCGCCGAAGCCCGTGCCGGGCTGACCCCATACGCCGCCATTGCCGAGGTGTCCTGACCCGCCGACCCCGCCGAAAGCAATCCCGGCGGTGATGTTGCCTGACCCGATGCCACCAGTTTGGCCCGGGATGTTCATGATGCTACCGCCGGTGGCATTGGCGGGGGGGGCGCCTCCGGGGGCATTCAGGCTGCCCCCCGATGCCACCGAGCTGGCGCCTCCCAAGCCGCCGGGCGCCACAATGATCGCGCCGAAACTTGACTGGCCGCCATTACCGCCGGTTGTTCCGGCCGCGCCCACGCCCCCGGCCCCGACCGTCACGGTGACACCAGAGAAGCCCGAAGTGATCAGGCCCTGCCCGAAACTCCCAGCGGAGCCGCCGCCTGTGACCGAGTACTGCCCTGAACTCGTCGACGCTGCGCCGCCGCCGGCGCCGCCTCCGCCCTTGACCGTAACCCTGACCCGGGTTGTGCCAGCCGTCGGCGTATAGGTCGTCGCGCCCTGCGTCGTGAACATTTGGACGTTCAAAATTCGGCCGCTCGCGACCGTTCGTATCGCCTGCAAAAGCTGCGTGAACGTCCCGGGCGTGAGGGTCTGGCCAGATGCCGTGACGACGTTGGCGACTTCGGCGATCAGCGCATTGGCGACGTCGGCATCCCAAATCGTCGGAGTGACGCCCGGGCCGGGAGGGGTGTTGCTGCCGTATCCCGGCGTTCCGATCGCCGTTGCTGGCGTCGGAACGCTGGCGACCTGGGTTCCGTTGGCAATGAGCTGCATTTAGGTAAGACCTCGAAGGGATTGCTCAGAGGACCGGGATCAGGTCGCTGTCGGCCGCCAGGCTGAAGTCCAGGACCCCATCGCCGGCGAAGAGGGTGCCGAAGGAGAACCACAGGACGCCATAGGCCGGCTGGATTTTCGCCAGGCGGCACTCCAGTTCGGTATCGGAGATCGTCCAGAACGGCTCGCCCAAGGCCGAGACGCCCAGGGAGAAATACTCCACCGAAATCGACGGCACATTGACCCGCCAGGCAAACCGCCAGGGTGCCGCGCACATCGGGTCTCCGAGATGCATCTGTCCGAGGCAGGATACCCGCCAGGTGGTGATCGTGATCACGTAGCCGAATTGCGCGGCCACGCCGATGTAGTAGGCGGCGCTCTGACCGCCGGGCGAGGCAGCAATCTTCAGCAGCAACGAGTTGTGACGCTGTTGCAGCGTCGGGTTTGGTGGTGAACAGCTATCGGGTAACCCGAAGTCGGTTTCCCAGTCAGGCAGCAGCGCGAGTGCCTGGCTGGGGTCGCTTTCCACATCGAGGAACTGCACCGTGACCTGGCGCAAGGCGAAGAACGCATCGCCGATCGCGCCGGCGAAGGCGGTCAGCAGCGCCGTCGGGGTGCGCGGCCAGGCGCGACCGCGCGGCAGCAGTTTCTGCATGGCGGCCTGAAAATCGGCGTCGCCAATCTGGCTGAATGACGTGGTGGTCATCAGAAGGTGATCGTCGGCGCGGCCGGGATATGGCCGCTGGCGAAGGCGACGTCGGCGGTCGGCGCGGTCAGGTCGTAGCTTTCGATGCCGCCGGCGGCCTGGATCGCGGCGTCGATCATCGAGAGGAACAACGTGCCGGGCTGCTGGACCGGAAACAGCGCGCCGGCCGGAAGCGGCTCCGTGATGCCGTCGCCGATCGTGGCACCGCCCGGCGGCACGCTGGCGACCAGCGCGTTAAGCTGGGCCGTGATCGCCGCCATCGCCGCCGCGGTGTTTGGCAACAGGTTGAGGATCGTGATCGCCAGCGCGTCGGCGGTCGGCGCAAATACCGTGGATTGGCCGATCACCGGCATCACGCTGTTGATGTAGGCCTGCACCGCGGCGATATCGCCGGTCAGCGGGATATTGTTTGGTCGCGTATCGATGACGAAGACGATGTTCGCGGTGCCCGGCCCGCTGCCGAGCGGATAGACCCAGGCGCGTGTCGGCACCCCCGAATTCTTCGACCACTGCCAGAAATCGGTTGCCGCGCCGCCCTGCGGCGGGTTCTGGATGCGGGCCAGGCCGCGGATGCGGAAGGCGGCATCGGTCTCCAGGTCGGTGCCCCCGATCAGGCCGCCGCTGGCCACTAGGGCGACTGGTGACACGCCAGAGATCGCCGTGGTGATGGTCAGCGGCGCATTCACGGCAGCGTTGCCGGCGCTGCCCGGCGTCACCGCCGCGACGGCAACCGTCGCGGTGCTGCCGGAGATCGTGCCGGAACCTGTGGTCAGGTACTGCTGGCTGCCGTCGGAGGTCTGTAGCGGCACGCCGACGGGGATCGCCACGCCATTGCTGCCGCTGAACGTCACGTTGCCGGTCGCCGCCATGGCCGGAATCGGCGTCAGACCATACTCGGCGAGGCGGCGATCGAGATACGGCGTCTCGGCGCTGCTGATGAAGAGCTGGCGGGAGACCCACACCAGAGCGCGATACGCGGCGTAGAGCGGGAACGCGATCAGATCGGCGATGATCGCGACAACCGACTTCGCCAGCGTCGTATCCGCGCCCGGCATGCGCGCGGCGAATCCGGCCCGCGTGTTCGACCGCAGCGTCGCCAGCGACGGAATCGACTGCGGCATCAGGAATTTGCCCAGATATTCGCATAGAACAGCGACCGGCTCGCGCCCTGCTGCTCGATATCGATTTGCAGGTCACACTGGCCGAGTGTCGGATAGGTCGCCGTCGCGTTGACGCTGCCGGCGATCCCGGTTTGCGTCAGCCACGCCAACGCGGTCTGCGCCGCGTCCTGGATCGCGAGCAGATTTGGTTGTGTCTGCAACCCGTTTTCGTAAAGCCAGAGCAGCGAGCCGGTTGACCCGGCCGCCACGTCGTCGGTCGGATCGACCGGCATGTCGCCCCAGTAGCCGCGCCGGTCGGCGCTGCCGTCCGGGATCGGCGCGCCAGGTGGCGCCAGCGCGTCGGTGAACAGGCTGATCGTCACCGCGGTGATCAGGCCGTCATCGATGAGCAGATCGGTCCCGGTCGCATTCATGGCGAGGTCGGCGTGGCCCTCGGTCGAATTCCACACCAGCGCGATGTCGGCCATGTCATCCCGTGCTGATCTTCGGCGTGCCGGCGTTGTCCCACCACTGGTTGACCACGTGCGGATCGCTGGTCGGCAGCGGCAGGATGAAGGCCACCGGCCCGCTGCCCGACGGGGCGGCCTGCACGGTGATGGTCGGCGCAGTGACCGCCAGCTTGAGCGGCGTGACGATCTCTAGCAGCGCGGTTCGGTAGCCGATGCGTTGGCCGCGCGCGTCCTGGTCGCCGAACTCTCCGGCGAGCAAACCGGCGATCGCCTGGCCGAGCATATCGCCGCCGAGCGCGAGCAGGTGATCGCGCGTGCCGGTGACCTGAAGCACCACGACGTCGGTGCCCGCTGCGGGATTCGACGATCGCCCCGGCGGCTGCAGCAGCTCCACCGTCTGGACGTCCTCGTTGTCGAGCCCGCTGACCTGCAGGATGGTGCGCGGTCCCACCTGCGCGTTGGTGACGATCGCGCGGGTGACGGTGGAGCGGATGGCCGAGGCCTGGCGATCGGTCATGTGCCCGCCCCGTCCCAATTGACCCCGGAACCGCCCCGGCCGCCCTTGCCATGCTTGCCTTTCCGGACTTTCACCTGGCCGGGGTCCGGCGTGTAGCCGGCGACGGGCCCGACCGTCAGATGGGTCTGATGGCCGCCGTGTTCGTCCAGGCTGAACTCGACCTTCACAATCAGCAGATCCTGATCGATGCCGAGATAGTCCGAAGTGACCGGCACAACCTGGTTGGCGGTCCATAGCGAATTGTCCGGCTGGCGCCAGCCAGCGACGGTGATGGTGGCCTCGGTCGCCTTGCCGGCGGCGTAGGCCATCATCCAGTTGGCGCGAAGCTGCATCTGTTGCAGCGTCAATTGGCTTTCCGCCATCACCACGCGTGGACGGTAGCGCGGCACGCCGGCATCGTGCGCGGCGGCCCGCAATTGCGTCTGCACCGCCCCGGTCGGCACGCCCGCGGCCGATTGCGTCGGCGCCACGGTGGTGACGCCGAGCGACTCCGTCACGATCGCCGCGCTGCCGCCGGCGCCGGCCCAGCCGCCGCCGCCGCCCCCGGACATCGCAAGCCCGCTCTGGCCCTTGACGACGTAGTCACTGAAGTGCTTGCGCGACGACAGTTTCCCTGTCGCCGCCTTGAAGTTCTCGCCCTGCACCAGGCGGCCGGCGGCGAGCGTCGCGCCGGCGGTAGCCAGCACCAGGTTGCCCGCCGCGTTGTCGGTCAAAAGCACGCCGCACATCCGGCCCAGCCGTTCCAGGAAGCTGAACGCGGTCTCGCAGCGCTCGATCTGCACCGTGGCGAATGGGATCTGCGCACCTTCCGCCTGCGCCACCACAGTGATGCCGAAGATGGCGCAGACCGCGTTGGCGATGGCTTGCAAGGTGTAGCCGTTGAACTGGCCCGCTTTGATGTCCGGCGTGCAGTCGACCAGGTCCTCCGTCAGGCTGCGACCGGTGACGCGCACGGCGTGCGCGGTTGGGCCGAAGCTCGGCGCGTAATCATCCACGTAGCCGGTCAGCAGCAGATCCGACCCGGCCTGGACGGTGCACGGTGTGAACGGCAGAATGCGCCAGGGCATGTCCTGGCCGGTCCAGCGCTCGGTCACTTCGATATCGAAGTCGCCGACGCAGCGGTCGATGCCGCGGCTTACCCGAACCGCGGTCCAGCCCTGATAGACCCGGCCGTTGACGGTCAGCGTGATGGCGTCGGGAGTCACTCCGGCGCCCCTTGCCAGAATTCCGCCTGCCGAGCGAGCTCCGGATCGGCCGGCACAGGTGTGAGCAGGTCACTTTGCCGCTGCGCCTCAGCGATACGCTGGCAGGCGGTATCGATGCCGCGGCTCACGCGGACCGCGGTCCAGCCCTGATAGATCTGGCCGTTGACGATCAGCGCGGTCATGCCGACAGCGCCAGGCCGACGGGCGGCATGAACAGCGGATCGGGCACGTCGTTCAGCAGTTCAAGCTGCGGCCCGCGGCTTGGGTCCTGATAGAACATCTGGCCCAGCACCACGGACGGAAACGCATCGCCGAGCGAATAGGTGAGCAGCGTGGGCAGTCCCTGCGCGCCCTGGATCATCTGCTGCATGGCCAGGGCGATCATGCCCTCCCAGGCCAGGTAGAGCTGGTCGGCGCCGGCATTGGCCGCCGCCCAGACCTGCGCGTCGAGCAGGGCCAGGAGCTGCGTCCGGGCGGCGGTGGCGGCCTGCGCCGTCGGCCACTCGATCGCCGCGTAGATCTGTGCCAGGGCGGCCACCGCGTTGCCCTGCACCAAGCTTATCACCGCGGCCTGCTGCGCCGCCTGCACCGTTGCCTGGGGCCCGGCGCCGCCCACCGCGGGCAGCGTGTTGCCCCAGGTCGCCAGCGCCGCCAGGCCGCCGGACAGGTCGGCGGACGGGGCGAGCGTCAACGGCTGGCCGGCGACCGGATCGTCCGTGGTGGGCGTCGTGGCTGCCGCGCCGACCACATTGTCAGCCATAGCGCTGGCCGCCGCCTGGACTGCCGCGGCCGTCGCCGCGAGGTTCTCCGGCGCCGCGGCGATCGCGGCGATCGTCGCGGCCAGGCCGATGACCGTCGTGGCCGGCAGCGCCAGCATGGCGGTGGCAGCGGTCTGCAGCAGCGCGAACGGCGAGACGATCGCCAGCTCGATCGCCGCGTAGGCGTCCGCGATCAGCGGCAGCAACGAATTCACCCCGGCGATCAGCGCCGAGGCGGGGTCCGCGGCGCTGGTCGGACTGGGCTGCGGGCCGTCACGGACGAAGTCCAGCTCGAACAGACAGTAGCCGCCGTGCTCGATCGACTCCGTGAAGCCGAGCACGCCGGCCTGGCAGGTGATCTCGCCCATCGTGGGATGCACGAGGGTGGCCGCGTCGTCGTAGTCCTCGCAGGCGCGGATCAGCGCGTCACGATCGTCGGTGTAGGTTTCGCCGATGACGAAGCCGCGCATTCTGAACCGGCGCGGCAGCTTGCCGAGGTCTTCGGTGAACGGATCGTCACGCAACGGGAATTCGTGCACCACTTTCCGACGGCCGCCGGTGCCGGCCGAGGTGACCCAATAGAACGGCACACCGCGGAAGCTCGCCGGGCGCGCGTCCGCCATCCAGGCGGGCAGGTCCTGCAGGATGAGCAACGCACCGGGCATCAGAAGGCAAACGCCAGCGGATCGGCGTAGCCGACATTGGTTTCCGTCAGGGCGGCGGCGCCGGACGACGTTGCCTGCACCTTCGAGCCGGGCGGCGCGTTGGCGATGTCCAGTTTCACGTTGACCTGGCCGCTCGCCCCAGGCGCGCCGGCTGCACCTGGCGCTCCCGCGGCGGCGGCGGCGCTGGGACTGCCCACGGCATACGGGCTGGGCGGCAGCGACAATTGCCCGGATCGAGGCATGCCGGGCCCGGCGATCGCGGGGGCGCCGCCGCCCGCGCCGGGAATCGGCCGCCCGAATTCGTCATATTGCGCGCCGGCCGCCATGGCACCGCCGCCCGCGCCGGGAATCGGCCGCCCGAATTCGTCATATTGCGCGCCGGCCGCCATGGCACCGCCGACACTGCTCGCCACCCCGGCGATTACGTGCGCCGCGTTGGCGACAAAATCGACGATCGGCTTGATCTTCGCCCACGCCGCGTCGAACGCATCGGTGACGCTCTTCCACAGCGCTTCGAAGAAGGCCCTGATCGGCGTCCAGTGTTGGTAGATTTCATAAGCGGCGAGCGCGACCACGCCGACCGCCGCCACGATCGGATTGGCCCAGGCCAGCAGCGCCAGCCCTTTCAGAATGCCGCTCAGGCTCCCGACGATCGAGATCACGCCGGCGACGGCGCCGAGCACTGGCGCGCCGAGCGCCAGAACGACGGCGCCGATCATCACCTTCCAACCCCCCAGGTCGGAAACCACGGCGCGGATCGTGCCAATCCATTCCTTGGTGCCTTCGATGACGTCGCGCATGTTCAGGCTTCTAAGCACATCGCCAAACTGGC